CTTAAATCTAAACCTATAATTGAAGTTCCTTTTGGAACGATTGCACCACCATGAACTGAATTGAACTTATATAAAACGTTATTTACATTGCTTAAATCAAATATTGAACCGTTATCTAGTTCTATATCAGTTGTTCCTGTGACATCAGACTTGTTTACATCAAAATATTGTACACTACCACCATTATTTTTTACATATAATCCTGGTCTATTATCAATTACATGCTCACCAGGATAAAGTAATATTGTTGTTCTGTCAAACTTATCGTTGTTCTGACCTGATTGATATGAGAATCTAGCTGCTTCGATTAATGCTCTTTGTATAGTGACGAAAGGTCTTGTTAAAGAATTTCCTTTGTTATCAAAACTATCAGTAGCATCTAAATCAGATGGGTTTACATATAAAATATTACCATCAGTATTTACTAGAAAATTTTCTAACCTTGAAAGGGGCATTGTATTAGCACACTAAATTTTTTCTTCTGTCTTATTTATCACGAAAGAAAGGGCAGGCACTCCTTCTACATGGAGATCTTTTGTACTCCTACCTCAAAAAGGTTTTAGACTAATTTTTGGCCAGAATTTTTTTTCCGACTTTTTTGGAATTGAGAGGTCATTTTCATTTCATTATAACACAGATACGAATCAAGTCAATCCTCCGTATAGATTATATCACCACGCAACTCAGCAAGTTTTGCAATCGCAACTGCCTCAACGCAAGTCCAATAAGTTTCACCACTCACCAAGTTTTCATCAGTAAAATATTCTGCAATATCTTCTTGCAAATATTGTAACTCTCTTAGTTTGTGTCTTTCGATGTGCATAATTTACTGGTAAGATGTTTTTATTTATTAACTTGTAATAGTGTTCCTTGGAAAACTATAATTTGGATCAGTATAATTACGATCCTCAACTGATATCTCAGAATTTTCATTGAAGTTTGGATCAGGATAATCATATCTATCATTACCCTCATACTCAGTTAATAGTGGATTCACATCTTTTCTTTCACCAAAAACATGGAAAAAACAATCAATCGACTTATCATCTGCTTCTTTAATGACTATTTTTTCATTGTCAAATGAAACCACATTCAAATGAAAATGTCTATCTCCTATTGGTTGTAATTGAACTGTAATACTATCTTCATGAACCAAATCCTTCCAATAGTAAGGCAATTCAATCGTATTTGATCCTGTTAGTCTACCACGATAAAAAACAGCAGACTCTGGGCCTTCTAACGAAACATGGCGAAGTCTCCATCCACTTCCTTTTGTTGGATGTTTAATATCAAATGATTTGGGTGGTAAACTATCAGCAACTCCAAATCTAGAAGCAAGTCTTCCTTTGTTACCTCCATCAATTGCTCCAGTTACATATAAATCTCCTGATATATGAACAGCGTTTGGTTTCTTAGTTGCGTCTCCTACAAATGAACTATTACCTTGAACATGAAGAGAATCGGTAAAAGGAAGTTTAGTTCCTGAATCAGGTGGGCCAATTGTAACTGCTGCCTTTCCACTAATACTTGAACAATCACCAAAGATTGATATGCCAGAACAAGTTAATACTCCAGTTTTTTTGTAAGGTACTTGTTGAGATGTAGTTTTACTGTAATCCTTTAATCCAACATGAAGACCTATTGTTTGTAGTGAGAGATTTTTTATTGCCATATCTATGCCTCATTATAAGCGTCAACTTTGTTAATAGATGTTGTGACATCTCGGTAAAAATCAGGTGCCAGAAACTCATCCCTTCCAGAACTAGTATGTATTACTTCTGACTCACAGTGTATTCCAACTTGTTCTCCACCATTTATAAACAATTCTTTTGTTGCATCAACTGTAAAATCTCCAGTGGCAAGCATTTCAGTATCAGCACCAGATTTAGTAAAAATTTTCTTGTCGGCAACTATGTTTATGTTTCCACCAACCATTTTTTTGGTTTTGGGATCCATTTTTTCTACTGCCCTTAATGAAATATTTCTAGCATTCAGTTCAATATCACTCATATCTGCTTGAATTTTTATTCTTCCATTCTTACAGTTTAATTTAATTGCGACATCACCATCACCAGCATCTTCTCCATTATTAATATCCATTAAATCACCAGAAAAGATTTCCATAGATCTTTTTGATAATATTTTTGCTGCTCCATTCTCATAGAAATGAATCATTTGTTCTCCTGGCACAGTTGTCAGTGCATATTCTGTTCTACCATGTTTTACACTTGGGCCTCCACCAGTTATCTCAAAACTAGGATACTTCCTACGATAATACTTATCAAACTCTTGTCTAAAAGTTGGACTATTAATTATTTCTTTTATTTGATCTTCAGTCATTAGTATCCTCCGTACCCTCCACCACTAGATGAACTGGTATCTGTTCCAGTTGATGTGTCAGTTGATGTATCTGTAGTAGTGGTTGTATCCATCGGTGTAGTTGGAGTTGTTTGTTCTATTACAATGTTTGGAGTTGTGTCTACAGGTGTTGGTGTCTCTACAACTTCCGTAGTTTCTGGGGTTGCGTAACTAGATGTTTGTGATGTCACCGCAACTTGTCCTAGACTCTCCTCCATTGTATCATAAATTATTGAATCTGACCCACTATGTGTTGCTCCTGTCATCTTTAATCCATTTGACATCACATGGTAAGGCCCAGAATACTCAACACCATTTACATATCCAACCACTTCTTTATTATCACCAATACAATCAATGACTTGTTCAATACCAATGAGTGGTCTTGCTCTTCTTTCATCAGCACCAACATCCTCTTTAAGTTGACCCTTAAATGACATAATTGGAATTATATTTGCACCTACACCAGTTTTTGTATTTACAACTAACTCTGGAGCAGTTAAAAATTCTATGTTTATGTCATTTGGAAAATTAACAACAGCGATTGATCCACTTGGAGTTGTAACAATTGGAATACTTACGTCATCATCGACACCAATAAATGATATTGTATCCTCTGGATCATAATTTATTCCAGGTCTTACAATATAAACATCCTTAACTATACCAACAACATTAGTTCCAACACCGACATTAGTTGTCGGATCCAATCCAACTGTATTTAAACAATAACCTGATCCAGTTGAAAGTATTACAGCATCAGTTATAACTCCGTCTTTGATAATTGGTACAACATTCGCACCAGATCCATTACCAGTATTATCAATGATTGATATACTTGTGTTTATTGGATCATAATCACTACCACCATTAATAACTTCAACAGAGAAAATTCTTCGATCATTTCCAACTACTATGAATAATTCTGCACCAGTTCCAGATCCTATGACTTGAACCTCTGGTGGAATACACTTAGGATAAATGTATCCAGGTTTAACTGGAACAACATCCTCTTGAGAAGTAGGATTATCATTTTTCTTATTACATGAATCAAATTGATTATTTCCTGAACCAAATAAAGATATCTGATCAATTGCTCTTTCGATTGAACCAGGAGTAGAACCTGCAGAAACTGGTGAATCATTACCAAAAAATCCTGTTATTCCTGCATCTATTCTAGTTCCAATACCTGCAAGTCCATCTTTTAATCCACCTAATGTTCCCACCTGATCCATGAATTTACCATAATTTTCTGCTCTTGTTGACTTTATTCCAACATTAGATACCCATGCTGATGGTGTTACACATTTTTCTTCATTACAATCTATGAATGCTAATATTTTTCTGGCAAATCCACTTGCACTTCTTAAAACATTTTTAACAGAACTAAATCCACCTACTAACCAATTCAAACCACTCATTAATGTTCCAAGTGATCCTTCCAAACTATCAAAAAGTTTTGCAAATAAACCTGCTGTGAATTGTTCAATCGCACATGCTGCTCCATTTACAACTTTTCCAATCAAATTTTGAAACATATTACTAAGAAAATCACTAATACCACCAAGAGCATTCTCAAAAGCACAATAAAGTAGTCCCATTATTCCCTTAAATCCTTTCTTTAATTTTATTTCATCAAAGAAAGCATCGACTCCTTTCGCACTAGCAACGATTGGGCCTAAAAGTTTCTTAAATTTTCTATTTAAATTTTTGAGAAGATTAGTTTTTATTGAATTTATAGTTCCTCTCATGATACCAGCAACTTGAGCTGTCACATATGACAACTCCGCTTGCATATTAACAACTGCGTTTGTTAAGGGGTCAATAAAATTACTTCCAATATTTTCAACACCTTGAAGTAATTGTATAAAGTCAGTAACTGCCTGTTGAGTTCTTCCAATAGTAGTATCGGTACAAGTATTAAAAGCTATATCTGATCTAGTGGCATTACCCTCTGCTGTTGCTTGACCTTTGGAAATTTTTAAATTACCTTGACCATCATTAGGAACAACACAAATTTTCTTTCCACTTTGATCAATTGAACAAGAATCATCAGTACGGGCAGATGATCTTAGACTTGATTCAAATGGTAAGAACCCACTACTTGATACCTTATCAATCTCTGAATTTTTTATTACCTTTGGAACTTTATTAGTATCAGGAAGTAATCCCATGATTACAGGTTGTTGTGCATCATCACCATCTAAAAAGAAACCCATACAAGTTTCTCCTCCAGATAAAATCATATTTTCACCAAGACCATTTTGTCCAGATCCTGAGTGAGTTGGTATCATTACATCTGCCCACGGTAAATCTTCGTCAGGAAGAATTACTCCCTCTCTATCAAAAGGATGATATCCAATAATACGAACCTTAACCCGATTATGTACGAAATCACGTTGGGACTGGATTATATTAATGTCTCTCCAAGATTTTGGAGGAGCAACTTGACCAATCCACCAATTGAATCCATCCTTTCCTACAAAATTTGTTTTACCTAAAGCAGCAAACTGATCAATCATTAGTCGTCATATACTAAACATTCTGGTTCGTCAGGATGCATATCACAGAATAATTCTAATGCATTCGGATCGTGATGATCACCTGCTTCAATCTCGTCATGGTGATGATCAACATACTCTTCAAGTTCATGTAACTCTTCGATTGTATGTCTCTTCATTGGTTCAGAGGTGTTTGGGTCAGCGAGAATCTCTTTATCCTTTGCAATATGGTCTTCTATGCTTTTCATTTTTTTATCCTCCATGTACAGTATGTACATCTTTATTTATCTCACTATTATACATTAAATTATTTAAATTGACTTCTCCTTAATCTTATTTGTTTTTCTCTGTTGCTTTCATATACTTTTTTCTGATTTTGAGATGAACCAACTTTTGCATAACCATAAGAATCCCTGACTAAATTAAGAGAAGTATAACTAGAGTTTGTTTGAAAATGATGATTCAATCTCACAATTAAATAGTTTCCACTTGCCTTTGCATCTTTTTCTGAGGATTGACCATCTTTTAATTCTGGGAAAACACAATTTATTAAGTCACCTACTTTAAGAGTTGTATTGCATGGAACTTGAATATCAACTGATTGAGAGAATAAAGCATTGTATCTAGATATTGATTTTGCCTGATCTGCTTCGTCTATTCCTGAAGTTTGAAATCCATCCGTTCCAATTCCGAGTGTCCCATGATCAGACATTTTAAACATATACCTACTTGTTAAATTTTTTAATTGTTTATCTGTTCCTAAACCAGCAAGAACTCCAGCCTCAATATTAATTAATGGAACAGGTAGTTTTGATCCATCCGCATCGTTTTCATTACCTAATTTATTTTCAACTTGTTCAAATAACTTATAATCATACTGAGATACTGCATGTGTTAAAGAATTAAAAAAGATAGTTTTATTTGAAAATTGTCCAACAGATAGTGCCTTACGAATATCTGATCCTCGATTTATATGAAAATAATTTATCTTAAAATTTTCTTCAAGTTTATATAAATTACCAATCGAACCTGTTCCCTGATAAGTATAAGGGCCATGTATATCAACCCCTTGCTCTTTTAAATCTGAACTTTTATCATATCCTCTAGTCTTTGATACCAATCCCTCTATACTTCTAAATTGAAATCCATCTTGAGTTTCGTAAAAAAAGTATCCTGCAGTTCCAACTGCCTTTGCTTTTTCTCCTTCTCCTGATACACCTTTCTTTTTTTCACCTGTGATTGACTTTGGACATAACCATTGAATGGTATAGAAAGGTTTTTTATTATTTCCAATAAAAGAATAGGTGTTTTTGGTTTCTTCTATCGTACCAATTCTGTCTTTCCTAACTCTCATTGATTTTTCTAATATATCTCTGACATGAGTGTGGACATTTGCTGGTTTATATCTCTTCATACATCTTGTCGTTTCATTTACAAAATACTCTAATGATGTAATTTTCAAAGTAAATGATTGTGCCTGTGATGGTTGATCAAAATTTTCCATCTTGTACACATATAACTCTCCAGATCCTGGTATGATTCCCTCATTTTTCGTTGTTCTTCCAAATTTAATTTTTCCAAAAGCAGTTTCTATTTCCATCGATATCATTTCACCACCACGAATTGGAAGATCGCTTACAAAATTATAAGATGATCTTATCTTCATATTCATTGTAATCGTTGGACTCAATATATTTTCAAAGTATTCAATATACTCTAGATGACCAGTTAAATCAATTGGTTTACCTCCAGTATTTTGTGACTGAATGTATACGTAATTATATTTGAGTGCCTGAGATGCTATTGCCATTATCGATCAAGTTTTTTTAAGAGAATGTTCTCACCTATATTTAATGGTTTAGTAGGAGGAATAACTACTTCATTATTACTCGTGGGAACTGGAACAGTAGTCTTGACTCCCTCTGTTTGATTATTAGTAGGAACTATTAATATATTATTTCCACCATTTTGTTGTAATTGTTGTTTCTTTAATTCTAATATTTTTTGATTTCTTATAATTTCTTTTGCTCTTATTTTATCGTTACTTGATTCGCTTAAGAACAATTTCATTTGAGATGGATCGTTTGGATGTATTAATTCATTATTAATTGCCACACCTAGATCATAGATACGAGTAATTATATTATCTTTAAAGTTTACGATATCTTTTCCCTCTCTATATCCTTCATATAAAGTTAATAAAAAAGATATACCACTAACAATTGGATGTTTAAAGAACATTCCTGCCTTTGTAAAGAATTTTCCTTTGGTTGGGATTCCCATTATGGTATCTCTAGTTACTTTTGACTTAAATATATTTGAAAGGAAACCTTTTTTATAAGGATTCTTACTCATTAGAGGATTAGAAACAGTACCAAATCTATTAAAAGGATCAGGGTTTGAAAAACCTCTCACACCGCTTCTTAAAACTTTGTCTTTAATTTTTACACGACCACGATATCTCTTTTTATTACCAGTTGGTTGACTTGTGTTTGAATAATCTGCTCCCATACCAGTCTTGGCATTTCTACCTTTTGTTTTTACCCTATTAAATTCTTTTATTGCACCTTCATTTTTATCTATGTCTCTCAATTTCTTTTTGATATTTCGAAAACTTTCTTTTTGAAACTGATCTACCGTAGCCATATTTGCTGCTTTGTTAATATCAGATCTAAAATTTTTATCCTTCAAAAATTTTCCGAAAGCTCTTTGAGATAGTTTTTTTCGATTTATTAATTTTTTTGATTTTTCTATTTCATTAGGTTTTGGTTCTATTATTGTTTGACTTTTTGCTGTTTTTCTTGTTCCACTATCCCCTCCTGCTTCTACAAGTGCTTCCGACTCAGTTAATCCTTTACTTGTAACCAATCCTCCTCTAACGATTGTTTTTCTAAGTCTTGTTGCCTCCTTTCGACCTCCAAGGCGTTCAGGTGTTTTTCCTCTCTGAGAAAAAGTTCTTTTTCCTGCTCTAAAAGCCGCTTTGGATGGTTTTGGATCTGGTTTTGGAGTTGATGATGGTAAAGTTTTTAACTTGGTGCTTGGTTTATTTGATCTTCTACCAATCGCAAAACCAAAATCATCTCCAGATTTACCTTGCTTTCCCCTACCAAGAAGTGCACCAATACCTATTATTCCTAAACCAATTGCTCCTGTCTTTAAAATACTTTTAAGGCGATCATCTTTTGGTTTTTCTATTCCCTTTAATTCTTTTGTTTGTTTTTTAATAAAATTTAAAAATTTATCAAAGTCAGATTTTTTCTGAAACTTTAATGATGATATGGATGATTTACTTACTACTGGTTTTAGTTTTTCCATACTTAAACAATATTAAGATCTGCTTGATTAAATAATGCTTTGAAGTTATCATGATCAAAATTATCAAACAACTTCATGGAAGAACCACTTGTTAATCCTCCAGTATCATTTCTTGCTAAAGTATTATTTTTTTGATTATTCATTGGAAGCACTTGTACATTATTTCCACCACCGCCACCACTAGCAGCAATTGTTTGTCCATTACTCATTGATGAAACATTCTTTGATAATTTTTTGGGATTTGCAGTGATAGAACTTAAACTATTTAAAAAATCATCTTTCTTTTCCCCTTCAATACCACCTAAAGCATTACCATCAATCATATCAAGATATCTGAGAGTGTCTAACGCTTGTCTTCTATCTGACTCTTTTATATCTTTATCATTCAAATCTCTACTATAAAATAATTTTGCTTTACCTATATCCTCTCGCATAGCAAACTCTTCCAAAGAAGACTCTATTGCTCTTAACTTATCCTCTGATGATAATTCCGAATAATTTTTACCACTATATACAGATTCATCTGCTAAATTAGGTTCTAAAAATTTTCTAAAAGCGTTAGCTGCAAATGCTTTAAAATCAAGAGGCCCTTTAACTTCTCTCATAGGGAGACTCATCTCACCTGTTTCTAAAAATTTAATTCTAGATTTAATAGCATCTATGGTTCTCTTGTCTGAATTAGTCTTACCTCTTTTTGTTTTTAAAATTGCTAATTGATCTTTCAGAGTACTAATTTCTTCTTGAGTTGCTTGAACGGTTGCGTCTTGTAAATTTAAAGGTTCTTTTTTTCTAGTGGTCAATTCCTGAACTCTTTTATCAATATTTGATTCACTCACTTTCTCTATTTTTTTATACTCTCCAGACTGAAATCTATCAATTAGTAGATCATCAACTATTTCTGATACTGCTAGTTTAAATCCAGACGCTTTATTTTTAAAGAAATCAATAATCTGATCCTTAAATGCAAACAAAACTGTACTTATACCACCAAAAGCAATTGATGCTAGTAATCCTTTAATAATTGGAGCACCCAATATTGAAAAAAGTCCAATAGCTCCTGCTGTTAAACCGATAATCTTACCTATGAATCCAAAAACTCCCTGACCTTTAGTAACCGACTCCTTTAAACTCTTAGCGATAGCGAAGGTAGAGACCATCGAATCTCTAATAGTCTTCATACTTTTCTCTAAAATTTTATAAGTTTTTTTAGACCCAAAAAATTCAACATAGTTCATGCCAAATCTCTGTTCCTTCGTTACACCTGGTGCTCTCGATATTGTGTTAG